TCTGGCACGACCAATAACGCGCCGAGGTCTTATCGGTCGCGGTGTCGCAAGAGTGCCGCGAGCGGAAATTAGCGCGGGCTTTGGGGTCGTCGCGGCGGATCTCCATCTTGGGATCGCCAAATGTCACCTTCTTGGTCTTGTCGCCGTCCTTGACGTAAACGCCGAACTTCTTGCTCGCGCCAGCTGGGAGGCGGAACGGCTGATCTAGTTCGACCTCGCGCCCCTGATAATCGGCCTTCTTGACGCCACGGGTCGACATAGGGTGTTTCTCTGGCAACAGATCCGTGTCGTGTTTTCCCGACCGGAACCGACCATTGCGGATCGCGCGCAGGAAATTGTTGACCCGCGCCATTGCCCACTGTTCTGGAGAACTGACGCTTGGCCGCACGCTGCCCGGGTTGGTGCGGTATGCGCCGATCCCCCGGTCATAGACCTGCCGCAGCATATCGACAGTCACGCGACCCTTGTCGCCGTCCTCTGCGTTGTGCGCCTCGACCTTGGCGCGCAGCGTGTCCGTCGACACCTTCTCGAGTTCTTCGTCGATCTTCTCGATGTAAACGCCGTCCTTGCCCTTGGTGTAGCCCGCGCTTTCAATCGCAGCATAGGCCGCGCCGAATGCCCGGCCCTCCTGATAGCCCTGATCGATGCTGTCGTTGAACACGCCGCGCCAGATCGAGCGCGCCTTATCGGTGGGCAGGACGCGCTTCACCGCGCCCGGTAGATCGTCGTTCGTTTGATAGGGCATATTAGATCCTACTCATGGGAGGACAGAGATTTGAAGAGGGCGCAAAATCGGCCAGAACCCCGGAGGTGCGACCCTGCGCTAGCAGGTCTCCCCTTCGGGTTCCATCCGCAGGTTCACAGGGAGGAGTAGTAGAGAATACACTATAGGGAAGTCTGTCCCCTACTCTCCCCTCTCCACCCAGTTTTTGAGCGCGATCAATCAGCATCTTCGATCCACCCAAAGAACCCGCCGGTGATGGTCGCGCTCTTGTCCGTCGTTGCCCTTAGCGCGATGATCTCGCCCGCAGGGACGGCATAGAGCGCGCCATCCGATAGGATCGCTGACCCGTCTTGCAGCCCGACCGAACCCTGCGTGAGAAGCAGCCCAGCATCTGCAAAACTATCCCCGTCGATGCGAGACACCACGATGTCAACTGTGACGCGCGCAGCGGCTGACCCTGATGTCGACGCGGCATAGATCGTGTGAACGATCAGCCGCTTGCCCGCTGGGACGCGGTAAGCCGAGCTGCGCGTCGTGCGGTTCCCCGTTGGGATAAACTTGTAGCGCGTCCCCGCATTCGTGACTGTGATGTCCCCGGCAAACGCCTTGCCGCTGCCGTAGGTCAGCAGGTGGATCTCGCCGACCCAGCGAATGTTGGTCGCGGTCGTCAGCACAGGCGTTGTGCCGTTCAGCACGACTGTTTCAGTGCGCTGCACCAGATCAGCATCGAGATAGGTCATGACGATTGAGCGCACGCCTGTGCCGCCGGCCCCATCCTGCGCGCTGGTCGACACGATGGACATCTGCAAGCCGGTGGACGGCGCGACCGACGGATCCTTGATTGCAGACCCGTCAAGCACCAGCACACCCGTCACCGCGCCGCTGGCGGTGAGATGCCCGTCGATGACGACGGGATACGCGCCCTCGACGCGCCCCCGGGCGATCTCGACCTGCTGCGTGAACATCAGCCGCCAGATCCGCTGCGACCAATCGCGCACGGGTTTGATCGTCTTGGTGTAGCCGACTTCTGTCATAGCAAGAACACCTGCGCGGTGTCATCTGCCGCCGTGATCGCTTCATAGATCCATTGTTCGACCAGATCTTTGTCTGGCCCGATGTATGCTTTCAGCAGTTCGTCTGCCGCCGCGTCTCTCTGGTTTGCGGGCAAGGCAAAGATCTGATCTGCCATCTCCTGATACGTCATGGGGTCACCTTCTTGTCCAGTTTGCGGTAAATCGCCAGCAACGCAGGATGGATACGGAAGTGTTCGCTCTCTGGTAGTTCCATATAGATTGCGAACGTCTCCGCGATATATTCTTTGTCATTGGTGTTGCCGTAGACTGACACGAGCAGATCCCACCCAGTGCTGCGCGGCCGCTCCCGCAAAAGAAATGCGTCGAGTTCTGGGCCGATCCGGCTGTCTTGCAGGTGGATATAATGCCCGTATTCATGGAATACAGTTGAGCGCGTCCTAAACACGTTATCGGTCGACGTGCTGTCCATACACCAGTTATAGGGGAACCGCCCTAGGGCATCCATCTGTTTGACGCGATCCCGCACGCGCTGATCAATCACGATCCCGGGCTTTGGATTAGTCAAAGCGTCATCCCGTTGTTTTATATAACGAGCAGCACTTCTATTTTCACTCGCCGCTAATTTATCCGCACCTTCCCCGAAGCCAGATGCTGGGATATTGAACAACCCTTTGTTTCCGGTTGTTACATCTGTAACGCGAAACATAGAAGCAATCACGTTTCGCTTGGCCTTAGCCGTAGGGTTGAACCGCTTGACGTAACCGAAGGCGGCAAGGGGTGTAAGACCAAACCGCTCAACGACTTCTTGCATGGCAGGCAGCGCGGCGTTGAGGGCCGCTAAGGTCGTGCCCTTCAGATCCACCTTGCCCGCAATGCCGCTGGTTTTTACATATTCTTCTATCCGCGCCAGCGATTTGAGCGGCTGGTAGGTCTCATAGGCGAACACCGGTGCCGGTGTCCCCCGCCCCGCCTCTGGAACCGCCGCCGGGAGACTAACAGCAGCAGGGCGCAATGGGGGCGGCGGCGGGGGCGGCGCGATCACCGCTCCCGGGGAGGGCGGAAGCAGATCGCGAGAGATGATGCGCGCGAAGACGGCGCACCGACATTGAATTGTGTTTGCGGCAAGCGCGCTGGGATCGCCGGGGTAGAGGATCGGGCCAAGCGGGCTCGTGAACGCTTCGGCTTGCCCGACGCCGCGCGGGTTGATCTGCGGGATCTGGACGTGCGAGTTCCGAACGTGCCCGTCGTTGGTGTTAATCCACGTTCTGCGCACCTGCCGGGCGTCGATCTGCCCTTTGTTGATCATGTCCTGAAAGAGCTCCCACTGCGCGCCCTGCACGGCGCGGATGCTCTCTGTGCGCGCGATGACGTTTGCCCGGTATTTGACATAGCGGTCACGATACCGATCGACCAGCGAGCGGATCTGCGCGTCGGTCAGCGCCTTGTCGTTGGCGATTGCGCGCCCGACGGATGCGTCGCTGCGCCGGTCGCGCAGCTTGCGCTCCAGCGCCTCTGGGTCGAGGGCGCGCAGCATCCGCTCATAGTTCGAAACCGCCGCCTCCTGACGCCGCGTCAAGCCGATCGACCCCCTGATCTGGCGCGCAATGGCGAACGGGTCATCGCCCGCTGTCAGCCCGCGCTGGAGCACTTGCCGGATCGTGTCGCGCGTCGTCTGGTCGATCTCGCGGATCCGCGTCGATGTCATTGTGAGGGCGAACTGTTCAAGGCGCGGGTTCAGCCCGACGGCGATTTCGAAGTCAGCCTGCGCGCCGTTGATCACGCCCTGCGTGCTGCTCGTGGCCTTGACCCCCGCCAGCACCGCCTGCTCGATTGCCTTGCCGTAGGGTTGCCATTCGGTCGAGGTGAAATGCCCGGCGAACGCCGCCTCCAGCGAGGTGAAGTCGCGCCGCTCAATCATCCGCGCGATCGTCTCCGCAGGAACGCGGGTGCGGATCGCTTCGATGGCCGAGATGAACGCCTTTGCAATCTTCGGATCCATGCCTTCTGCCGCCCGCAAAAACACGGCCACGGCGTCGGACGCGGTGATCTTGCGGATGGCGGCGTTCATCAGATGCTTTCCAGTTCTGCAAACGCGGGTGCGCCGAGCGGCAGTTTCACGCGAAACGCCTGATAGACTTCGAACAGGTCGTTGTCGCCGGGAAAGATGTCAAAACATTGCCGCACATCTTGCAGCATAACGCGCGCATATTCGTCGCCGAACCGCTTGATCGACGCGATCGCCGAGGTGCGGATCCACCGCTGCGGGCTCATCTCGATAAAGTCGCGCGCGAATGCGTCGGTCTCGATGAACTCCGCGCCGTTGGTCACGGCGAACTGCAAGCCCGGCGCGTGCACGATCAGCGTTTCGCCCGACATCGACGCTTCGATAGCGGCCACAGTAAAGTCATCGATCGCGATCCATATGCCGCGTGGGTAAACTTGGAACCTCATGCTGGAACCCCTTCGTCCATCTGCGTGTCTGGCGACCCGAGCAGATCCGGGTCGATTGTCTTCTCTGGGAAACCTGCGGCGCGGCGCAGCGTGTTTTCTGTGTCGTCGTCTGGGAACAGCGGCATCCCCGCGCCTGAGATGTCGCGCACGAACGAGCCCAGTTCGGCCAGATCCACCGGCGCGATCTCGCCAAAGCCGACCTTGGGCATGACTGCCGGGTCGAACCCGTTGATCTCCCAGAGGCGCGGCAAAAGCTGGCGGTTTAGCACCGATGCAATCGCTTCAGTATAACCGCTTGCTGCCGCTAGAAATAGGTCTGTCTTGCTTTTGGATAGGGCGAACGACCCAGTGTCGCCGCCGCCCAGCATCAGGAAATCGGCCAGCACGGAGCGCGCGATGTTTTGCTGGTGGCGCAGGATCACATCCCCCGTCGGGATTGCGCGCGATCCTTGGGCAGTCACCAGCCCGAACTCGACCATCGGGATCGACGTCTTTGTGCCGTCGTCGTTCTCGTAAACGTCGGACGGGATCAAAATGAACCCTTGATCGTTGAATTTGACGTCGCGCAGGATCTTCTTGAACGCATTGGTGAAGCCCTGCTGCGCGGCGCTCGCGCTCTCGCCCAGATATTCGGATGGGATCTTACCTACCGGGATCCCGTTCATCTCGCGTTCGACCGCGATCGCCTCGATCATCTGAATGTGCGACGCATAGTGATACGAGGTGAAGGCGTTGCGCAGGATGGATCGCCCGCTGGGATCGTTGTTCACAGTCGAGGTGCGGAAGTGCAGCATTTTCCATAACGGGATGTCGGCTGATCCGAGTTTGAGCGACAGCGCGCTCTGCCGCACGCCCGTGATCGTGCCGTTCTCGTCGGTCAGGAACTTATCAATAGTCCATTGGGCACGCGGCGCGAGCTTGCGGATGCCATATCGGCCATCATCAAACTGCGAATAGAGCGTCGGATCGTCGGTCATGCGCCCGGATCTGGTCTTATAGACCACTTCGAAGACCGAGAAGCCGAACGGGAGGAACGTCAGCACTTCGGCGAGGAAATCGTCAACAGTCCCTTCCATGTCGTTGAAGCATTGCTCGACGAACAGCTTTGCCTCCTCCGCCTCTGGGCTGGTGTCGGCTGCATCGACGCGGAACTCCGCCGCGCGCAGCAGCATTTCAAACGCCATCAGGATCGCGCCGATCGTCGGGTCGTTGTCTTTCATCTCGCGGAATGTCCGCGTCGCGTTTAGCCCGCGCAGCTTCGGCAGGAACTCATCGGGGCGCAGCTGATCGTCGCGCCCGTAATTGCCCGCCGCGCCCAGTTCGCGCGTTGCCGTTGACTTTGTTGGTGCTTTCATCAGACCGGCCTCGCTTTGTTGCCCACATGATCACCGATCACGAATAGACCGGTCTTCTTCTGCTTCTTCGGCGAGACGGCGTTGAAGCCCGAGCTCGCGGCGTCCGCTTGGTCTTTATACACTGATCTGGGGAAATGTCGAAGCTCTTCTATGAAGTCGCGGTTCCATGCACCGGTCACAATGTCGACGTTGCCCGCCTCCATCTGCGCCGCCAGCGGTTCGGCGCGCGTCTCCTTGGATCCGCTCTGCGGTTCGATCCGCACGCGATACCCAGCCAGACGCACCACGAAGTCGCGCGCCTGCGCCTTGCCCGCCTGCCCGGGATCCTGCGGGAGCGAGATCGGCACGTCGTCGCCGTCGAAGTCTGCGGCGTCCGCGACCATCTTGCGCACGCCGTCTGGCCCCATACGGGCGCGCCGCACGTCCGCGATGATCACCCGGCGCGCTTCGACGCGCCAGCCGACCAGCACGCCTGCGGTATAGGCTCCGCCCCCGTCGGTCGCCGCGAGATCCCATGCCCTGCACCAGTTGATCTCCTCGTCAGGGATGGCGTCGATTGTCTGGATCTTGTCGACCTTGAACAGCCCGCCTTCGCGCGGCGTTGGCCGCTGCTCCAGCTGGGCCGCCGATGCGTAGGGGCCGAGCGTCTGCACCAGTTCTGCCACCGCCTGCGCAGAGAAGCGCGCGGGCCACATCAATTCGTTGGGCTGCGTGCGCGGATCCCGCCAGCCTATTGATGTCGTGCGCGCTCTGGATAGGTCGTAGTGCATCGGGATCAACAGGTGCTCATAACCCTGTTCTATGGCCGCTGCGGCCACGTCCTCGTGATGCACGCGCTGCATGATGCAGACGAACGCGCTGAGGTCTAGGTCGTTCACGCGGCTGGGCACGACCTCGCGGAACCATTGCAGCGTTTCGCCCCTGATCGCCTCGCTCTCCGCCTCTAGCACGTTGTGCGGGTCATCGATCACGAATACATCCCCGCGCTCGCCCGTCGCGCGTCCGCGCACCGATGTCGCCATCATCGAGCCGGTCGCGGTGTTCGCGAAGTTCACTTTCTGCGCTTGGTCATCAGACAGCCGCACGCGCGGGAATAGCCGCTGGTAAAGCGGGCTCTCGACGATCATCTTGGCGCGCCTGTTGTCGCGCGCTGCTAGCGCCTCTGCGTAGGACGCGCCGATGTATCGCAGCGACGGGTTCGACACCCAACTCCACGTCGGCCAGAACGCGCGCGTCAGCAGCGACTTCATCGACCCGGGCGGAACAGTGATCAACAGTTTGCGGATCTCGCCGCGCGTCACCGCTTCGAGGTGCTCCGCGATCGCCTCAATCGGCCAACCAGTGACCAGCTTGCGGCCGGGTTCGAGCACGGGCCAGAACGTCTGCGCGAAGTAAAGCACCGACCGGCGGCAAAGCTCCGCTTCAATTAAGTCGCGATCTGCCGTCGTGATCTGCGGGAGTTGCATCTGCAATGGCCTTTGACAGTTCAAGGAGGGCTTCGGTCGACACCTTCGATAGATCGACAGTTTGGATCGGCCCGCCGTCCGCGCCGCTAATCTCGACCTTCTGCGTTTCCGACCAGCGCATCTGCGTCTTTGTCCACCAGATCATGGCGGTCGTGTCGCCCTTCAGCGCCTTGTTGAACAGCGCGTTCGCGATCTTCCAGTTGGCGGATGCCTTGCCCTCATCAAGTTCGACGCGGAAGTGCTCAAGTAGGGTCTCCAACGCGATGCCGCCCCGCACGAGCATACGGATCTGGTTCTGCGGGAGCCCGAGCCCTGATAACTTCTGCACCAGTTCGCGCTCTGCCGAAGTAGGCACAAACGCGGGTCGACCGGCTCCGGGCTGTGCCCCACCAAACTTGCGCTTCTTTTCTGATGTCGGTTTTTCTGCGCTGTCTGCCATGATGTCCCTCACCGGTATCCTGCCGCATGATACGCTAAAAGCGCAGCTTCCGCCACTCCGTCGTCAGCCAGCGCGCGGAACTGCGACGTGAACGCCTCACCGAACCGCAGGCGACACAGATCTAGGCTGCCCTGCTTTTCTTTGCCCAGCCCGAGGTCGCGCTTCCAGACCGCAGGCGTCACCCAGATCACAGTGTCGGCCATCAGCTGCGCAATCGCTTCGACCGCGCCGGTTGCCCGGCCAAAGGTGAACGCGGAGACAGTGCCCTGTCCGGGACGGGATCCGACCTGCTCAATCACCGCTTGGTCAATCTGGCCCAGCTGCGTCATCCACACCACCAGCCCGCGCGCATCGATCAAGTTCTTGCCCCGGCTCTTGATCGTCGGGACGCGCATCCCGGCGATGAACACCGGGGGCGCGCCTTCTTTTGTTTCGATCAGTGCGAGCCCGCCGCTTAGTCCGGGGTCGATGCCTAAATATCGCGCCATCTGGATGCCTTTTATATGATCAGCGGATGGGCTTACGTTTGTAAGCCGTCTCCGCCTCGATGCGAGCAAAGACCGCCTCTTTGAAGGTAGGAAAGGAGCCGAGCCGATGTATGATACCACGCGCTTGAAGCTGGGCACACCATTGACCTTTGATCTTATCAAAGCTGACCCCGACAAAGCCACTTGTGTTCCTGCCTCGTCTTTGCACGTCGCGCTCATCAGGAACCCGCAAGTTCTCGATCCGGTTGTCGGTGAATACCCTGTTCGCGTGAATAATCCTCCCGACCGGCCATTCCCCGTAATGCAGCGCCCAGATCACCCGGTGCGCGACAAAAGTGCGGCCATTTATTTTTCCTTGCAGGTAGCCTGCGCCGCCACGCGAGGTGAACGCCTCGTCATATGAGGAGCGCAGCTGGGTTGGCATCGCGCCTAAATTCAGCCAAAACAGTTTTCCCGTATCTGGATCATACCGCAGGCGTTGACGCAAATAGTCGATTGAGGGTAAGTCTTGCTTAGTCATGTCGCACCTCTGGTTTAGGTCGATTGATAGGGGCAGGGATTGACGTTGTAGCGTCTCCTTGCCCCGCGTTCTTAACTTATTATCCTCACCTTTGTCAACCGCGCCCAGCGCGCTGTAAATTTGTTCCCGCGCTCTTTATTTTGAGAAATGCCGGGGCCCAGAATCGGCCAGAACCCGAACGGGGTAACCCCCGCTTTAGCGGGGTTTCCCCTTGGGGTTCATACCGGCAACGGACATGGAGAGTAGGACGGAGGAATACTATAGGGCGGCGAGTCCTCCCCCTCCCCTCCCTTCCCATGTTTTTAAGGGTTTCTGGCGCGCCCAAAAAGCGCGCTGGGAGGAGACAGTTTTCTGTCCTCCTTCTGTCCTCCTTCTGCACTCCAGAAGGATCAAACGCGCGCATCTGGGCGTCATAAATGCACCGCGCAGACTGTGGTGCATATGCCTGTTCCGCTTTCTGCGAACGCCCCGACGGGCAAGTCAGCCCATGTTGGCCTTAGGTCATCAAGTTCGCCGTGATCATACCGCGCTGTCGCCGGCAGGATCGCCACCAACTTCCCTTTTGGCTTCAGAAACCGCAGCGCATGGCGAACGTGCTTTGCATAATGCCGCCCATAGAAAGGCGGGTTCATAACAACCAAATCAAAATCTCCCGTTGGCACTGTCTCAAGAAAATTGCCGGTCAACACGGCGTGTCCCTTGGCGCGACACTGCGCCGCCCGTGATGCGTCAAACTCTACGCCGTAGCAATCGGCCCCGGCACTGCGTAAAGCGTCTAAGAACCGCCCGCAGCCGCAAGACGGCTCTAACACGCGCAGCCCTGTAATGTTGCCCAACCCTACCACGACTTTAGCAACCACCGCGCGGGGCGTCGGGTAATATTGCAGATCCTTGCTGACTTCAGTGCTGGCCTGCTTTTTTGCGCCCGGTTCGGGGGCGTCTGGCAAAACCGCGCCGTAATATTCTGCAAGCGCGCGGTTTACATCCTTCAGCGTGTCCGGTTCAAAGAACAGGTGGCCGTTGCCGTTTTGAAACCGTTTCAGCCACACACCGCGCGCCGGGTAGTGCTGCTCTTCTCCTTTAAAATTGACTGCGCTCCACGGCTCTATGAGCGCCTGCCCGCCTGTGAGCAACTCATCTAGTTCAGCATATTCAACCAGCGGCTTGCGCTGATACGCGGCTAGGGCGTTCAAGATGTCGCGCAGACGATCACGCCCCCATGCCCCATACCCAGAAACATTTGACAATATAACGCGCTTTGGTAGCCCTGCGACGCCGATCTTAACCTTTTCATGCGACTTGAACGCCGGATCTAAGTTCGCAAACGTCTCAGCCAGCCCGCGCAAAATTGCCGCCCACGGGTCTGCAAAATAATCACCAAACTCAATCCGGATATTGTCCACAGTAAACGCGGGTGGCTGTTCAAACATCATGTCAACCCTGCGTTTATCTGCGGCGGGTAGTATATCGGCTAGATTATAAAGGGCGTAAATATGCCGCCACGCCGACTTTAGCAAAACACGGCGCGCATCTGTCTTAGACACGCGTCCAGTTTCTAGTCGGTCATTTGGAAACGTGCCGCCAATGCAGCAGGCGGCTTTCAAATCAGTTTGCGCCTGTTCAAACGTGGCGAGGGCGTCATCTAACAAGTCAATCTTTGCGTTATACTCTGCCACGATGTCGCTTGGTTTTCGGCGGCCAGTGGTAACTTCAGTCCCGTGCATTATGTAAGACATTATACCGCCTCCCCCCCGTCGATCATATTTTCGACCAGCGCGACCCCGCCTTTGGTCACCGCGTAGGCCTTGCCGCTGTTCTTGCTTGGGCCTGTATCTTTGAAGTCCACCACCTCCAGCGCGCCCATGCCGACCAGCTGCGACAGCACGCTCAACACGCGGCCACGCGCCGCGCTTTCCTCCTTCGTCAGCTGCGACTTGACCTTTTCATAGCCCAGATCTAGGCCCAGCGCTTTGGCGACGGGATAGTCAGCACGCGATGCGCCCTTCGTGCGGCGCTCCTGCGGGGGCAGATCCTGCAACACCTGCACCGCGACCACCAGATCCCCCATGCGCTCCGCCTGCGACGCTGGCGACGGCTTCCACTGCGTCGCGACCGCCACTGTGTCCTCGTCGTTGTCTGCGTCGCCATTGCCGAACGACACGACCTCGACCTTGAGGTAATCACCACCGAAACTGCGCGGGCCCATGTTCGCCTTTGGACGCGTCAACTCGCCGTAAAGCGGGCGCTCGCTCTCTGGGATGCCCAGATCCTCCGCATCCTTCGCCGTCATCTCGTTAAGCACCATCGACACGCGCGCCGAGTTGACGATCGCGCCAGCGCCCCGGGTCGCTGTTGCGGCGCGCGACTTGCCAGCATCGACCGACGCTTTGGATGCGTGATGCAGCAGCAGGATCGCCGCCTTTGTCTCGCGCGCCACCGATCGAACCATGCCCATCAGCTTTGCCATCTGCACGTTATCGTTTTCTTCGAGTTCGTGCAGTTCCGCGATCGGGTCGAGCATCACGACGTCGAGCCTGTTCGCGACGATGATTTTCTTGAGCACGTCGATGTCGACCGGGATCACCTCGCGCAGTTCCTGCGAAAACCGCGCGATCGTGATTTTGAGTTCATCAATCGATACCACGATCAGCCGGTCTTCAATGTCGGCGCGGGTCAGCCCGTGGATCTGCATTGCCGCGTCGACGCGCTTCGCAAGCTCTTCGGGCGGATCTTCCGACCAGATCAGCACCCGGCGCGGCTTGCCGACGCGCTCGCCCATCACCGGCTTGCCCGACGCGAGCGACAGCGCCCAGCCAATGGCGAGCGATGTCTTGCCGCCGCCGCCCGACCCAGCCAAAACTGTAACATATTGACGGATCAGCACATTGCCGAGCAGCCAGCGGCGCGGTTCATACTGATCGAGCGGGCGCGGGATGTGCCCTGCGACGGGATCCTGCGGCGGCTCGTCCTCCTCGATCGGCAGTTCTGGGTCATCATCCGCCCCAAGCAGCCCGACCAAGGCGTCGAGCACGGCGCGCTCATCGCGGGGCTTGAACCTGCGCATGGCCCCGTCGAGCGCACGGTCTGCGTCCTTGCGCGCCTTCTGCCACCTGCCCAGCGCCGCGCCGCCTGTTGGCCGCGCTTCATCGTAAAGCGCCATCAGCGCCGCGAGCGCCGCGTCCTGTTCCACCCCCGCCAGCGCCCACCGCTTGGTCAATTCCAGCGTCGTATAGTGGAAATCGGTTCCGCTGCGGATCCGCTGTTCCAGATCCTCGACATCGACGCCCGACAGATCCGCGCCAGCATCTGCCGCGCCGCTGACGCGGTAGGCTGTTTGCATCCGCAGCAGATCCGCGAGCAGCGCGCGCGACATCTCCGGCGGTTCGACATCGTGCATCACCGAATAGCCCAGCGACGGGGGCCAGACGACAAAGCCGCTCGCGCCCCTGATGTCGATCGCGTCGGCAGTCTTGCGCGATGACACGACGGCCCCAGCGGCTGCAAAGATGAAATGTTTCCCGCCGCTGGTCGTGCGGTGGATCCGCGCCTGCGCCAGTTCTGCCGCATGGCGCTCAAAAAACGCTTCGGCCACTGGGTCGTCTTTCTTCGCGCGATCGTCATCAATCACGACCAGACCCGCTGCACCGGTCGCAACACCGATCGCTGTTGCGCGCTCTCCCGCCTCGATCATCATCGCCTCTATGACGGATCGGTCGCGCGTTGCCGCATAAAACCCGGCTTTGAAATCATCGCCTGCGCCATGCCCCCAGCAGTGGCGCGCGCAAATATCGCGGTTCAACGCAGGGATCTTGTGCTTTGACCCCTCTTTATCGGTATAGACATTCACCCAGAAAATCGGGTATTTAGTGCTTGCGGTGATCGCGTCCGCTAGGAGTTGTGTTCGGTCAGTGTTCTGGCTCATAATATCCTCGCTGTTGTGTATCCTTGGCAGGTCTGCACAATAAACCCAAGACTGCGATCACCGCAAGCCTGCATGGATCTCTACCTCCCTGACTAATCACCCGCTCCGGCGGGTGATCTTTTTTCGTTGACCGGTCTTGCGGGGGTTGACGGCGCGTTTGATCTGAGCGTATGACTGAGACCGGGCCGAATGGGCCCACGTAGCAACGTAAACCGAAAGCGACCTGCCATGATCTTACTACCTCACCAAATCGAAGACGCCGCTTTTCTCGCATCCCGCAAGTTCGCCGGGTGCTTCAGCGGCATGGGTTCGGGCAAGACCAGAACCGCGCTCGAAGCCGCGCGCCTCGTCGGCGCGGAGTGCGTCGTCATCATCGCGCCGCCCATTGCGCTGCGGATGTGGGCACGCGAGGCGCGCGACCACCTGATGCTGCCCGCGCAGGTGATCAAGACCGGCGCGAGCAAGATCGACCCGCTCGCCCAGATCCTGATCATGTCCTACGAGATCGCCACCAAACGGACGGAGGAGCTCAAGCGCATCGCATCCCCGCTGGCAAAATCGGTCTTGATCTGCGACGAGAGCCACGCGCTCAAGAGCATCAAAGCCAAACGCACAAAGGCGATCCTTGGGTTCGGTGGGCTGTGCTCCGCGTTCGCCCATTCGTGGATGCTGACGGGCACGCCATCGACGCGCTGGAACGACGACCTGATCCCGTTCCTGTTCCGCGCCGCTCCCGAAGCGATGAAGGCGAAACTGGGCGGGCTGTCGATCGAGCGGTTCGAGATCCGCTATACGATCCGCCAGCAGAAAACATTCCAAGGCGCGCGGTTTCCGGTGTCAATGACTGTCGGATCCCGCAACACTGAGGAACTGCGCGAAATCCTGTATTCTGGCCCGGGCCGGGTCGCCGTTCGGCGCGAGTTGGCCGACGTCTGGGCTGCTATGCCGCCGATCACGCACAATCGCTATTCGATCCCGCTGTCAGCATCGCCAGAAGTCACGGCTGCGCTGGCGGATCTGCGCGCGATGTCGCAGCATCAGGTCGAGGAAAAGCTGGCATCGAAAGACCCGGCGCTATCGACCATCCGCCGCCTGATCGGGCTGGGCAAAGTTGCTGCTGCTGTCGAGGTGATCGCCGAGCGCGCAAGCGGATTGACCGCTGACGCTGTTCTCGTCGGGGCGTGGCACACCGAAGTCATCGACCAGCTGTGCGCCGCTGTGCGCGCCAAGGGGCTGGTCTGCGAGATCCTCGACGGGCGCACATCGATGGCGCGCAAGGCTGAACTGGAAGCCAAGTTCAACGCTGGCGAACTCGACGTTCTCGTCGGCCAGATCGGCGCGATGGGCGTTTCGCTGAACCTCCAGCGCGGCGGAAACTGCATCATCGTCGTCGAAGAGGATTGGAGCCCTGCTATCATGGATCAGTTTTACGCGCGCCTGCACCGTATGGGGCAGGAGAAGCACGTTCACGTCGACACGCTGGAAAGCGAAACCAAAATCGACGACGCGATCCACAAGATCAGCAGCGAGAAGGCCCGCCATCACGCGAAATTGAACGCGGGGGCCACATCGTGAGAGATTGGATTGACTTGCTGCTCCCGCCTGTTCTTGGGATCGCCACCGGTTGCGCCATCATCATATTTGCAAACTGGATCCACCTAGGAACGATTGTTTTGCAGATGTTTAAATGATCACGAAGTATTCCAACAAAGGAGACCTGCCCATGACACCTGAAGATTTCAAAAACTGCCCCGGCTGCGAAGGGGGAAAAAACTGGCCTTGGGATCAAACCGCTTGGACGTGCCCAGTTTGCGCCCTGATTTATCTCGACGACGAAGATGCTGAACTGAACGCAATCAAAAACCAGAACGAGGAGACCTGCCTATGACACCCGAAGACCTAAAGAACGCGATCCTGCGCGGCGCGGATGTGATCGACGCGCGCAAAACATTTAGCGTTGATCGATCAAAATATCTAAACGCCAGCGAGGCACTGTCGTGCATCCGCAAGCAGTGGTTCTCGAAGCACGAACCCAGCGACGCGCCGCAGGATTGGGGCTTTGCCCGGCGCGGAAATCACGGCGAGAAATACGTCGTCGAGATGCTGCGCGCATCTGGCGTCGAGTTGATGCTGGCGGGCGATGATCAGGAGAGCGTCGCAGATAACGAACTGCGGATCTCTGCCACGCCCGACGGCGTGCTGTTCAACGCCTCTGGCGCGCACGTCGCGCTGGAGATCAAGACCATTGATCCGCGCACGAACCGCGCAAACCTGCCGCGCCGCGAACACCTCGCGCAGATCCAAATCGCGATGGAGCTACTGATCAAAGTCGCGAAACTGGACATATCTCACGGCCTGATCGTTTACATGGACGCATCAAACTACAATCAGCTCGACGTTTATGCAATCGGGCGGAACCCGGGGCTGATGGACGATATGGCGCTGCGCGCCAATCAGGTGCTCAAGACCCGAAACGTCGAACGGCTCGACCGGGAGGGCCGCACGACCGGCGCGTGCAAGACTTGCCCTTACGCGGAACGCTGCGGCGTGGATCTGTCGGAGACAAAGGCGTTCACGCGCTCAAATCGCGGCTCGCAGCTTGACACAATCGTGCAGCGCTATGTCGAGATCAAGGAGGCGCAGGACGCGCTCTCTGGCGAGAAAGACGCGCTCGCCGAAGAAATCAAGGAGGAACTGCGCAAGCGCAACACCTCGTCGACCATCGTCGGCGACATTGAGGTCGAACTCGCGAGCGTCGCTGGGCGTTCTAGTCTCGACCAGAAAGCAATGGAGAAGGCCGGGATTGACCTTGCGCCCTTCAAAAAGATCGGTCTGCCGTCAGAACGGCTGACTGTAAAGTCGCTGGCGAACTGATCGCCAGAACGTAGCAACGTGCAAAATAGGAGCACAATATGACCACCTCTTTGACCGCCTATCTATCCTCCGCTGATCTGCCGGACATCTCCGACGACCAGATGATCGCCGCGCTGTCCGACACGACCGAAGAGCAACGCACCGGCACTGGGCTGAATGTCCAATATCTCGCCTTCTCTGGCAAAACCGGATCTTACGCGCTGGGCCGTGATCGCACCGACGTCCACGACCAGCTGTTCGTCATCGAACCAAAATCAGTGGTCGAAGGCTGGATCTGCTGGAAAGCGAGCAAGCCCGTCGACCGCGTGGAGTGGTCGATCTTTAACAAGCGCGCCGCCGTGGCGGAGCCAGATCTTCCCGATCACGCGCCCTATAACACGAAGACCGGGGAGGGTTGGCATCGCGCGCTAGGTTTCGGCTGCGTCTCGATGGACGGCGCGCAGACCAGCGTCAAGTTCGTGACAAACTCTGTCAGCGGCCGCAATGCGATCAGCGACCTGTTGAGCGAGATCGTGCGGCGCATGACATCGGGCGCGCCGTCTATGCCGGTGTTTGAGTTCGCTGCGGAACAGTTCACGGCGCAGGGCGCAGTGAACTATAAGCCGAAGTTCGCCATTCACGGCTGGGTGGCGCGCCAAGAAGTCGAGGCGTTCTTTGCTGGCTCGACTGATCTCAACGCGCTCCTGTATGGTGAAGCTGGCGACACCAACAAGCCCGCAACGCGCGCTCGCCGCTAAAACACCACGGAGGGCGCGCCAGACGCGCCCTCTGCCATCATTTAAGGCCTGCCCCATGACATATGACCTGATCACCGACAAAGCCGCTCTGTGGCGCGCTCTGACGCTGTGCCATACCGCGACCGCGCTCGACTTCGAGACGACCTCGCTGCGCCCGATAGACGGCCGCGTGCGGCTCGCCCAGCTGCGGAACGAAAAGCTGCGCTGCATCATCGACTTTGACCAGATCCCCGGCGGCTTCGCGGGCTGCGCGAAACTGTTCGAACAGCGTGGCCCTTGGGTCGTGTTCAATTCTGGCTTCGAAATGCGCTGGTTCGTCGCTGCCAATGCCCGCCCCGATATTGTCGACGTCGGGCATCTGCGCCGGGCGCGCATGGGCGGGGGCCGCTTCTCGCTCGCTGATATGGTGCTCTGGGATCTGGAACAGAAGCTCGCCAAAGACGAGCAAGTTTCGAACTGGGCCGCGCCCGAACTCTCGCAGCAGCAATTCGAATATGCGATCCGCGACGCTGATGTCACGTTTGAACTCTGGGAGCATTGGGAGGCCAAGACCACCGCAGCGCATGATCGCGCGGCGCAGATCCTCGACGATATGACCCTAGGTGTCATTGAGATGGAAGAAGCCGGAATGTTGCTTGATCGGCGCGCGCATCGCGATCTAGTGGCGCGCTGGGAACAGATCCGCGACGAGCTCGCGGCGCAAGTGCGCGCGCTGATCCCCGAAACGGATGTCATGAACCTCAATTCGAACCCGCAGTTCTCCGATTATTTCGCGCGGATCTTCCCTGATCGCGTGCTGGCAGTCTGGCCGAAAACCGAAAAGACGAACCAGCTAGAGATTTCCGGCGATGCGCTGTCGAAGATGGCGGGGCTGTTCCCCGGCACGCCGATCGAGGCGGCGCTCGACGCCCTGTCGCGATACCGCAAAATCCAAAAATATATCTCCAGTTTTGGGCAGACTGTGATCGATACCGCGACCAGATCGCCAGACGGGCGCGTGCGCGCGCGGTTCAACGTCGGAGCGGCGCGCACCTGTCGGTTCTCCAGTTCCAGCCCAAACTTGCAGCAAGTGCCGCGCGACAAGAAACTGTTCGCATCTGATGACGATCAGACCCGCGTGCGCAAATCATTCATCGCGCCGCCCGGGTCGTTGTTGGTGTCCTATGACTATTCGGCGATCGAGATGCGCGTGCTCGCGCTGCTGTCTGGTGATGACCAGTTGCTTGAGGATGTGGTGTTCGGAGATGTGCACTCCGAAGTCGCGGCGGTGATCGCCGGGCATAGGATCGACAAGAAGACGCCGGAGGGCAAGAACGCCCGCAGCGCCGCAAAGGGCGTTTCGTTCGGCATCATTTACGGATCCGGCGCGGGCGGGCTGGCGCTCACGATGCGCACGTCGATGGAGAAGGCGCAGACTTATATCGACTTCTGGGCCGACCGATACAAGCGCGCCTTTGCCTACCGGTTTCAGATGCAGGAGGAGGCGCAGGCGACCGGCTATTTGACCATGAACGACGGCGGAACGATCTACCTGGGCAAGCGAAACGCTGATCTGCCGAAGTGCGCAAACTATCCCGTCCAGCGCGCCGCGCTGTCAGTGATGGCGCGGGCGATCACGCGGCACAAGGCGACGCTCGATCGCCTGCGCGGATCTGGCGCGCTCGACCCGCAGCGCACGCTGCTGCTTGCCACGATCCACGACGCGCTGATCGATGAGGCGCTGGATACGCAGGCGGAGATCGTCAAGCAGGCGATGGCCGAAGATATGACCGCCGGTTATCTTGATTTTTTCCCCGGCGCTCCGACGGACAATCTGATCGAAGGCGGCGTCGGGCCGAACTGGGCGGATCTGGGCTGATTATTTTTAAGACCGGTCTTGACGCCGCTTGCGACCGGTCTTATATAGGTGATACGAAACGACGCAACGAAGGAACTCGCAGATGATGCTCACGATCAACAAACCCCACAAAATCTTTAACTCGGTAGACGACGCCGCCGCTGCTATTGTTTTGATGGGTTTTGAAGACGGCGAGACCCGCATCAGCGTTGACCCCAAGGGCTCGGGCCGCTGCTTTGTCGAAGTCCTTGATTTGGATGACGGCGAAGTGATCGGCCGCATCTAAACCAAAACCACGGAGACCTGCCATGACCAGCCATTTCGAACCAGACCACATCCCAGAACCCGTGCCGGGCGCGCTTGCTTCGGCGAACGACGCGCTGCGTTTCATGTTTGGCGGAAACGCCACCTTCACGATCCGCAGCGAAAAGACCAGCACGCGATACACCTACAAGATCCGCCAGCAAAACGAAGGCGCGCCGTTTTTCGTTTCGGTGCTGCGCGGATCCAATAATGATCGCGACTATCAATATATCGGCTGCATTTTTGGCGATGATCGCGGCACGCTCAAAGCTGGGGCCAAGGGTATGATCGGCGCGCCCAGCTTCAAAGCATTGTCTTGGACGCTGGCGCAGCTGGCCGCGCACGCGCGGATCCCGGATAAGCTGTCGATCTTTCACGATGGCCGCTGCTGCGCCTGCGGCCGCAAACTGACGACACCCGAAAGCGTGATCTCTGGCATTGGGCCAGAGTGCGCGAAAAAAGCATAAGGGGACCTGCCATGACTGACTTTTCTATCGCACTAAACGCCGGCATTTTGCGCGCTGCGCTGATCTGCACAAGCGACGAGGAGACGCGCTATTATTTGCAAGGCGTCAGCATTGAGCCGAACCCGCGCGACCTGCGCGTCGTCAGCACCGACGGCCATCGGCTGTTCTGCGCGCGCGTCGATGTCGTGGTTGATGTCGATAAGTTCCTGATCCCCAAAGACGCGCTGGCGCGGGCGCTGAAGGGGTATAAGCACAGCGTCCTTTACATATCCCGCGAGGGCAATCTGTGGCGCGCTGGCGACGTTGTTTTCACGCCCATTGACGGCGTCTTCCCCGACAACTGGCCGCGCATAATTCCACAAGACCCGCCGGCGACGCTGACTGCCGCGCAGTTTAACCCCGCGTATCTGGCCGATATGAAAAAGGTCGCGGAAGCATTGGACGGAAAAGGTTCGGTTGCATCCGTTTATGCTGACGGCGAAAACCCCGCGCTGGTGACTTTTGGCGCGCGCGAAGACTGCTGCGCAGTGGTCATGCCAATGCGCAACAAAGCATTCAATCTGCTAGAGCCGCAGGCGCGGCGCTCGCTCGTCCATTCCCTGATCACCATCCCCACCACCGCATAAGGAGACCTGCCATGCTGAAAGAAATCCGCCGCACCTTTTCCACGCTGACCCTCGCCGAGATCGCGGAGGCGATCCTTGGCGCGGCGTGCCTCTGCGCGCTGCTCGTCTTGTTCTTAATCGTCACGCCATAAGGAGACCCAAAATGCAAGTTCCACTGTCCTACCATCTGCCCGCCATGTTCGGATCCGCCGCAGAGCGCGCCGCGCTATTCGACGACATCAGCGCGCGCGGGATCCTCGAAACGTCCGACCTGACCGACTTTGTATCCATGACCGCGCGCGTGATCGAAGACGCTGAAACGCGCGCCGAAGCTGCGCGCGCGGAAGCGCGGCACGGCTTCAGGTCTTCGATGTCCGCCGCAGAACTCGCTTCCGTCGAGGCGAAAATCACGGCGGCGTTCGACGAATTGATTTGCCGGCATCCGAAACTGTCGGATGAATTGCGCGACACCTGCCTGCTTTTGATCTTGGAGGTGCGCTGATGGAAGACGCAGTCAATGAGCGCCGCCGCAAAGCCCGGGAGCGCAAGCGCGCCGAGCGCGCCCAGTTCGCAGATCGCGGGCTGGCGCGGGTGGAGGTCGTCGTCCCGGCGACCAAATCCGACCAGATCCGCGCGCTGGCGGAAATGTTGAACGAACCGAAACCAGAAGGGGGCGAATGATGAGTGTCGAAAAGATCGCCGAAGACATCACCTTGCGCGCGACGCTGCTTCGCATCAAGCGCAAGGCGGACATCATGGCGCTGGACGCGCCGCGCGGGACGCTTGCCGCGCAGAACGCTGTCGAATTTCAGTTGCTCGCGGGTATCGCCCTGCGCTGCATTGGGGGCGAGAAATGACCCAAGACGACACCGCAAGCCGCCGCCGCAAGCACATGGCGGTGATGGACGATAAACGAAAGATCGAAGACCTAGAGGCCAAGCTGGCCAAGGCCGTGGATGTTATTAAGCACCTAATCAATATTGCACCAGAAGGTGATGAGGATGAGTGGCACATTGCTCTGGATGACGCCGCTGAAGCGTTGGCCAAAATCAAAGGAAAAACAAAATGAGCATTCCAACATGGACAATCATGGCCCTGTCACTTGGCGGGCCGTTCGAAGGGGATCCTCCGCTGACGGCTCTAATCTTTCCGTCCTATGAGGCGTGCAGCGCGAGCATCAACACGCTGCGTGACGTGTTCGAAGCGCAGGGGCTGGACGTGGTGGGCGTGCACTGCAAGGGCACGAGCGCGCCAAGCGCGTCGCCTTTTCCGAAGGCGCGGCCAAAGTGAGGGTGAGCAAGCAGAAGATGCCGCCGGGCGGATCCGACAGCGACACGCCCAGCATGTATGCCGTTCGGGATGCGATCAGCGCGCCGCGCAAGAAAATCGAGGTTTCGGTGATGTCCGCGCATACAATGGAGCGGCGCGTCGCAATCGTCACAGTGCCGCGCGCGCCTTGGGATCGCGACTAATAAGACGCCCGCCTTGCGCGGGCGTTTACCAATCAGCGAACGCCGCAAGCTGCGCCAGTAGGGCGAGGCCCGTCTCGCGCGCCGCAGGCATACTTGAGCCTGCCAGCGCGTCCGCGTGATCCGCTGCGGCTGGCTTTAGCCGATCAATCGCGGAGTTGGTCTGCCATTTCGCGCAACCGCTTAATGCGCTCGCCATCAGTAGCACCGCCGCCAGTGTCCGCATCGTTGATCCGTTCATGTGCGTCAATCTCCGCTTTGAGTTTCTGGGTTTCTGCCCGGGCCGCGCTGTCGCCGCGCCCTTTCAAATAAGCCGCGACGAACGCTGCGATCAGCGCACCCAGCGCGGCGAGCCAGAGTTTGAACCGCATCATCAGCGATCCCCGTCAGCCCAGCTGCGCAGGCGCTGGCGCAAGATCCACATTGCCGACAGCATGACGATGCCCGCAAACACGATAGCCACGATCTGCGCGTGCCCGTCGAGCGCAGCGACGGCGGCGACGCCCGCGCCCGCGCCCGATACGATCTGCACGGCAGATGCCTGTACGGTACTGGACTGCGCGGCGCTGCTGCGTTCTTCTGGCGGTTTGGCTTTTGTCTCCCATTCGCCTGCGGGATATACGTTCCGGTCAAGTTCGAAATGCGGCCCGTCTCTGAATTTCTTCCAATCGCCGCCCCAAACAATCGCCACGCCCTCTGCGTCCGCTGCCGCTTTCACGGCGGGCCCAAGCTGATCATACAAGGGCCAATCAAACGCGCCCTTCCCATTGGGGCCGATGGGCAGCAGATCGACTGCGTGACCCGTCAGGTGGCGGCTGTTCATGGTCTGGGATGCGCCGCTGGCGACAAGCTGCTTTTGCCGCTCAAGGGTGCGCAGCCCCTCGATCACAGAGAAGTCGAGCGGGCTGTCTTGCAGCGCGCGATCAAGCGCGCGCCGCAGATCCGGGTGAATGCCGACCATGTTCTTTAGACTGCGTGATCCAAATTTGCGTGTCATTTTCCCACCTTTGAAATCAGAGCTTTGATGTCGTCGCGGATCTCCGCGAGCATACTGTTTGTCTCGCTGCGCGAACGTTGCGCCGCGTCCATATCTTCGCGCCGCTGGTTCCAGAGCCGCTTGATCTCTTTGGTGTTCTCCGCGCTGCCCGCCTCAAGGCGAACCAGCCAGACCACCACTGCAACGAAGCTGGCGGCGATAGGCCAGTATTTGATGATCCCTTCCATCGTCGGCTCCTCACTTCACTGGGTATGGATAGCGCGCCTTGATCTCGTCGACCTTAGCCAGCCATTCGGCTTTGGTTGCATCGTCCCGTAGCATTTGCATGGCGAGGGGGTCAGCTTCGGCGGCGTAGGCCCGTTGGCGATTTGCCTCTTGTTCGGCGCGCGTGGGCGGCGGTTCTGGCGCTTTGGATGGGGGCGCAAAATCCACCCCATCAAAATACCATCCGATTTGCGCGGTGTCGTGCTCCTGCCACCCGTCAGGCGCGGCGTCCAAATCGTCATCAGTTGCAAAATTGACAACAAGGTTGTCCTGAACCTGAATAAATCTCATGCCAATTCCTCCACGATGATTAGACCCGCGCCGCCAGCGCCGCCCGCTACGTTATCGGCCACGGCAATAGAAGTCGCGCCCCCGCCACCTGCATTAAACCCAGTTGCGGCTGCGCCTGCTGCGCTACCAGAGCTGCCCACGCCGCCGCCTCTCCCCATACCCCCATAAACACTAGGCCCGCCATTTCCAACTGATCCGGGCTGAATACTGGTAAACCCATCAGTGCCAGAGGCTCCCGACACATTTAAGTCCCCTCCAGTTGCCGTTCCGCCCGCGCCGCCTGCCCCACGAGCGCCAGAACCAGCCACGCCCGTTCTGCCAGCGCCGCCCCCGCCACCAGTTGCAGATAAAGAAACGCCTGTCCCAGAAAATGTAGTCGTGCCGCCCGCAGCGCCGGCATTATCCCCCGCCGCGCCGCCTGCTCCACCAGTAGAACTAACTGTGTAGGTATAAGATGCCGCTACGGATGAAATAAATTCGTATGCAACACCCCCCGCACCGCCGCCACCAGCAGCCCCGCCCGTTCCAGCGCCTTGACCATCAACACCGCCGCCACCACCGCCTCCGCCCACGCAAGTTACGCGGATGGCTTTTGTGCCTGCAGTCGGAGTATAGGTGGCCGCTGTGCCCGTTGTCAGGTAAACCACATTTCGCAGCGAATAAAGTTCACCGATGCTGTTTTTGACGCTGCCAGCCACTTCAAGTTTAGCTGTGGGGTTGTTAGTCGTTCCAATACCTACGTTGCCTGCGTTGGTAATGCGCATAGCTTCACTTGCTAGTTTTATGTTTGTGGATGCGTCTCCATATAGAAAGGCTAAAGCATTTCCGTCTCCGTATAGCTGGAAGTCTGTAGCTGAGCTACCAGATGTATCCTCAAAAACAATGTTTGGCCTAAGTGACGACAGTAGTAGCTGATAATCATCTGCTAATATGATGGATGTAAGGTCAAGACTTGCTCGAGGGCTGGCCGTGCCGATACCTACGCCCCCATCGCCCTTAGGCGTCAGCGCGATTGATATGTTCGTATCGGATCCTACCGCCGATAGATTGACCGCGCCGCCTGTTGCCGCGTTCGCAATGTCGATCTGATTGACCGCGCTCGCCGTCGTCGTGAATGAAACCAGTTCGTTGCTGTTGTTGTCTGTGATCGTAGGCGATGCAAGGTTGAATTGGATCCCGGTCGAACGGGTAGTGAAGATGTTTGTGCTGGCGATCACATGGCGGATCTGCGCGCTGGTCGTGGATGTGATATAGCTCGTCTCCGCAGGATCGACTGCGACCCGCGCCACGTTGTTCGTCGCGTCGATGATCGCGACAGTGATCGACTGCGCGCCGTCATAGAGTTTGACCTCATAGTTCGCCGATGTCGTGTCGACCCACATCATCCCTGCCGTGATATAGCTGGGCGCGGCTGATCCGCTGTGCATTGAGTTGACCGCGTTGCGGTAAGAGTTCAGATCCGAAGCGAGCGCGGTTCCGCTCTTGGTGTTCGGGTCGATCGTGCCGAAATCATATTGAGCCATCAAGTGCCCCTTTCTCTGCCAAAGCCGATTGCTTGATAATCGAACGAACGACTAACCGCAGCCCCGGCGCTATTGCGGAATATAACATCGAAGCCCGTTCGCGTCTTGTTCGAAATAACGTAATAGTCGCCCGTGTTCATGTTCTGCGCAGCGATGGTGATTGAGCGCAGCTGCCTAAATTTAGGGGCGAACACGACGGAATAGGTTCCCGCGCCAGATACAATGTCGTTCCCTTTGGCGACGCGATCCGGCATATCGATCGTCACGCTCAAGGATGTCAGCGTCGGGCTCAAAGTGGGCGACAGCGTGTTCATATAGACGCGAAACTTGAGGTGGCGCGCGGTGTAATCCCCGACCACAAAGCGCCGGTAGCCCTGATAAACTGGGGTCACGCTGTCAACGATTGAATAGTTGACCTGCAACTCTGTGAACACATCGTCGCCGGTATCGCCGTTCACCAGATCTGCGAGTTGGGCGAGTGTCGCCCATGTCGACATCGTGAACAGGTTTGCGGCTGTCCCGACCACGGCGTCAAACGTCACGCGCGAACTGTAAACTTCGGATAGATCCGTTTCCCCGAACTCATAATAACCTTCAGATCCGTATCCCGTGTCTGCGGTGAACCCGATATATTCCACGGCGGCGAGCGTCACCCAGCTTGCCATGAAGTTCTGGCTCTCAAGTTGGAGTTTGTTGTCATAGACTTCCAGCCCGGTCTTTGTGCCGGCCCACGGCGGGCTTTCTGTGATCGTGATCACCACATTCTGCGCGGCGGGATCTTCCAGCGATGCGTTGATGTATTTGGCCGCGACGGATCGGTTTTGCAGCACGTCGATAGGTTTGATTGCATACGACCCTGATCTGCTGGGCACAGTGAACGAGCGCGCCTCGCGGGGAAGACTGTTCCCCATTGCCGTCATGCTCTTCCAATCAGTGTTGCTCTGGTTCGCGGAATACCGGATCTCATATCCGATCACGTCGACTGGGATCGATGGGTATGTCCACTGGACGTAGGTGTGTTCTCCGATTGTGTTGATGGTGAAAGTGTCGACGGCTGGTGGCTTTGCGGAAGCGCCGATGACTGTATGGTTTGCGATTTCCGCGAACGCGCTGGTCGTTGCTTCATCTGGGCCGATGGCGCGCACGGCAATGTCATAGTTGATGCCACTTTCGACGGGGAAGATTTCGACATATGGGCTGTCGACCACCGAATAGGGCATATAGGTGAACGGGTCATCTGTACCGGATCTGCGGAAGCGCGCTTGAAAAAACGCGGTTCTGGTGACTGTCCCGTCGCTTGGCTTAACAGTTTTGCCCGCCTGCACATAAAGGAAGATCGACGGCACGATCGCGCCGCTCGACGTGACTTGCAGCGCGGCTTCGTCCGACACGACGCTGGAGATGAATGGACGCGGGGGGCCGTTGAAAGATGCTGAGACGGGATCCGACAGAATAGTGGTGTATTCTGGGATCGTCGTTGCCGCGTTGTAAATCGCGGCAGAATACGGAACGCAGGTCACAGCCGCCGCGAGGTCATCTAGGTATTCGATCCCCGCGATCAGCACTTCGAGGCTTTCAAGGTTCTGCTCCCCGAACTGGAACAGATCGCCCGCATTGACATTCGACCCGCCGCTCGTCACCTCGACAGTGTCGCTGGTCACAGTCGTGCCCGATGATGCGACTGTCAGCGCGCGGGTCGTGCCCGTCGCCGTCTCGCGGATCCGCAAAGTGTAGGTCTTGCCCGCTTCTCGCGTGACCGGCTCATCGAGCACAATCGTGTTTGATGCGCGCGATACCACGCGTCCCGACATCTGGCCGATCCCCGGCACATCGTGCGTCAGGCGGCACAGATCGCCGCGCATCGCGACCAGATGCTCGATGTCGAGTTCGAAGGTGAACACCTCCGGCCGAAGGCGCGCCGACGCGATGTAGTGCCGGCCCAGTTTGTAGACGTTTCGCGCGTCGGTCTGCCCGGGCAAGTCGATCAGCTGAAATGTCGCCGCGTTTGTCTCATCAAAACCTTCGTCATAGACCACGCGCTCGTCCTCGCGGTAGCCCCTGTTCTTGTTAAAGAACCGGATCCGCAGCGCATCTGGGATTTCGTTATATATGATCTGCCCGGCGAAATTGCGGGTATTGCGCGGCGTGAAGTGCTGGATGACTGTCGAGCGCGGTTTCTCAATGATCACTGTCCATTTGTCATCGACGTATGCCGGGCTGGCCTTGCCTGCGTTCGCGACGTCTTGCAGCAGATCGCGCACTGACAGTTGGAAGTCGATCACCTGATCAAAAGCAAAGCCGTTCGTTTCGCAGAACTCATACCATGCGCCCAGTTCCGCGTCGTTGATGTTCGCGCTCGCGACTGGCTTCTTGTTCGGCGCGCCCTTCAGGACATAGCGGAAGATCGCGGCTGGGTTGGACGTCGCAGCCACGGGCGTGACCCACGCGGAGCCATTCCACGTCGGGATCTTGAGCGACACGATCGCGTTTAGTTGGTCGATGACGCCGTTAAGTTGGTCTGTCGCTTTGATACGAAACGCGCTTTTCGCAATGCCCGACAGGAGCACGGGTTCGGATGCCGTATTGAACGACCGCAGATCCGTCCAGATGCAGCTGTCGCTGATCTTGGCGCTGTTAGACTGCGCGACTTGGCGCTTGATCCGCACCTCGTATTGCCCGGACGTGAGCCCGCGCTCGCGCTGTGACACGCGTTTCACCTGCGCGGTGTCATCTGTGTAGGTCTGGTCGAACCATGATGTCCATGACCCCGCGCCGACCAGCCGGTAATCCCCAATGATGCGCGCGGAGGTATTCACACGCTGGCCCTTATCATTCTGTTTGAACAGCCCGGCGGGGAATGTGAATGTCACGCCGATCTCCGTCGTGGAGAGGGGCGTCGTGCGTTCGGCAAAACTGGTCGTCAGGCGGATTGATAGATCTTCTTGGCTGGCATCCGCCGGGTAGAGGTCAAGTTGGGTCGCGTTGCCGTTAAAGTCGTGTTCGGTTTCGACATCTGCGTAATCTCCAATGGGCGTGTTTCCGATCTTGATGTCGGAGACTTCGACCGGGCCGTAGCCCCAAATCAGCACGAAGCGCAAATACTGCGCATTGCCGACGACTTCGGTGTAAGGGGTCGCGCCATAGGGCGGAACCATCCGGTGCGTGCCCAGCACGACCGGCACAGTTTGAAACGGGCTGATGCTGTTGCGCGCCGAAGCGATCCCATATGTCGGGCTTTCGTTGCGGTTCTGCGTCTGACGCGGGCCAATCAGGGCTGACGCTGCGTAGGTGATCGCCATTGAGACGGCCGCTCCAGCGACGGCTGCCCCGAATGACCCGGCGGCGAAACCCAGCGCGGTTGTGATTGTCGGAGCGAAAGACGTTGCGAGGATTGAGATCAGCGTGACAGGATCCTGCGGCACGATGCGCAGATAGACTGAAGACCCAGACTTCGGGCGGATCTTTGCCCACAGGTCTGGCTCGATATAATCGCCGCCGATGAACGCGCTGATATGGTCGCGGTCAAGCTCATCTGGAACGAGCGCCGCGATCAGATCCGCAAGCGTGCCGACGGGCGCGACGCGCACAATCAGGCGATCCCCCTGCGATAGCGGGTTCAGAACCAGCGTGATCTCGATATATTCTGCGAGCGCGCTCTGTTTTGGGTGGGTGAGATCATTCAAGGCGATATGCTCCGATCACGCGCTGCAAGAACCGATTGTCGCCTCTATAGCGCGAAACGCAAGATCCGATAACCTCTTCTGCATGGAGCACAAAGCCCGGCTCCGTCACGATCCCGCAATGCGTCGCGCGCCGCTTGCCCTTATAGAACCCCCACATATGCAAAACATCGCCAGCGCGCACATCCGCGAGATCGACCTGCACGCCTGTTGCGGCGAAATCCGCGAAGGATCCCATGCCGCGCTCGATCTGGCTCTCCATTTCGTTGTGGCGCGGCAGTTTGATCTTATAGACTTCTTTGTAAACCAAGCAGACAAGCCCCCAGCACGACGCGCCTTCGCGCGTCGACCCGTTCCATTGAAACGGGATCCCGACATAATTGTTCCACCAGTTAGAAGATGCCGGGGAAAGTGGACGGCGAGAAGGTTGCACTTGGGAAGGGCTCCGTGAGAAAATTGTCGATCGTGAGGTCGATGTTCATCGCGTCTGCGTTATAGGTGACGGAAGCCGCGACCAGCCCCGACACGCTCTGCAAAATGGTATTCGGCGCGCTCGCGTCGATAACTTCGAGTTTGAACGCGGGCCGCTCGCGCTGCCCGGCGAGCGTGCGCAGGATGTTGAGTTCGGTCGTGACGTGCGACAGCGTGAGGCGCGCGCGCACTTGCAGCGCGGGATCGTCTGGCGGGAGCGTCACGGCGAACGGAAAGGCGATATAGGTGTTTCCGCCGGATGTGATGTTCTCTGTGTTGTTGACCAGATAAAACGTGTCCAGATCGCTGTGCGTGATCTCGAGCAGCACCAGAAACGCGCGCGTCGTCGTCTGCGAGTTCACGGCGGTGATAACAGCGGTGGGAAGCGTGCGCGCCATTAGGGGAGCACCTCTAGAACGATCTCAATGCGCCATTGCCCCGTGCCCGCCGTGCCCCCGCCAGAGACGGCGGAAAGAGAAGGCGGCGACACGAAGCGCGCTGAGATGGTCGAGAAATCAGCCGGGTCGGTGAAATCGAACTCGCTGGTTCCTTCGGAGAGCGTCGTCTTGTAAAACGTGTCAAACGTCGCGCGCTCCGTGCCCGTCAACAGCATCGTGCCCGACAGAAAGCGCGAGGTCGCGGTGAACCGCTTGCGCTGCTTATAGGGGCCGGTTTCGGTCTGCGAGCGAATGAAGCCCTGCTGCCGCGTGTCCTGCACGCCGACTTCGAAATATTGCGGAAGTGATCCCGGCCATGTCGGCATGATCTAGCCCCTTTGCTGCAAACGGCTGCCAAGCCCGAACGTCGTGCGGATCGCGCGATAGCTGGGGCCGCCCGAAGTGATGTCCTGCGCGATGGCGCGGCCGATCTCGATGACGAGGTTCCCCGCGCTGTCCGATGACGCCGTGGCGTCCTGCCCGCTGTAATTGTTGATGATGACATTCGGCGCGCTATTGCCATTGGCTGCGGCCACGCCCAGCTTGCCATCCGCGCCGCGCGCCAGCGGCATGATCGCCTCCGGCCCTGCTTCGCCCATCAGCCCGACGCCGTTTGCGAACGGGAAGATCGTAGGCCCGCCCACGACGCCGCCTTTGGCAAAGGCGGTCACGCCCGCGCTGTTAAACACGCGCCCGTCCGCTGCGAATATCCCCGCGATCCCAGCCGCGATGGGCTTGGAGAATTGCTGCGCAAATAGATCCTGCGCGACTTGTGCGAGCACGTTTGACGCAAAGTCGAGCAATGCCTCGCCAAGCGTCTTCGTCCCGTCCAATACGGATGCGAAGGCGCTGTTGAGTTCGCTCTCGATTGTGCCTGCAACGCCTTTAACCAACTCTTGAAATGGGTCAAGGGTTTCAGTCAGCTTCGCCATCTCTTGGTCGACTTTTGCGGCCGCCCCACCGCTGCTGCGCATGGTTTCGTTAAAGGTCGCAAGCTGGGCCTGCGCTTCTGCCGTGGCCGCAGCACTGTCGACAGTCTCTTGCCGCAGTGCTTCAAATTGCATCCGCAGGCCCATGTCTTGCGACCCCCGCAAAGCTCCTGCTTCTAGGTCAAACATCGCGCCAGCTTGCCCGACTGGGTCGCCCGCAAACTTGAGCCTGATCTCTGCTTCGCGGCGCGCCCGATTAGCGTTGGCCGCCATTGCGATAGCGTTCGATGCCGCGCGTCCCATCTCATCTGCTAGGGCGGTGGCGTTAGACGTCGCCGCGCTGATGTTGCCCGCCGCTGCTGCGGTTCCGTCTGCCAAATCTAGCCCGGCAAGAGCAGCGTTGACCATTTGCTGTGTGAGCTCTCGCTGCGCCGCCGTCATGTTTTCCGTGCCGCCAGTGATCTCAAGCATTAGCCGCTTGACCTCTGCAAGTGCAGCGACCTGCTCGTCGACAGTCAGCGCCGTTTGTAAGTCTGCAAGAGCGGCGGAGAACGTGACGGCCTCTTCTTGCGTCGAACCCAGCGCGACCTTGACGCGCTCAATTCCCGCCCGGTATCCGTCCAAGTCGTCGATCTGTGTCTGCAACCCCATAATGCGGCCAGATAGGAAGCCCGCCTGCGCGTCGCCGGCTGTCTCTGCTTGCTTCTGGAGATCCGCCATCTGCGCGCGCAAGACTTCGACCCGTTCTCCCGTGGCGATTAGCTGCTCGCCTGTCTGCCCTTCGAAGTCACCAAACGCGCCGACGAGTGCTTCAGCAGATGCCGAGAGCGCGTCTAGGGCGTTAAGTTTGGCGAGTTCTTGGTTGATCTGTAGGAGTTCGCGCGCCTTGCCGGATGCTGCGCCATACTGCTCGATCAGCTTATCGGTAGGTGAAGCAGCGGCAGCTGATGCGGATGCGTAGGCGTCGACAGCATCCGCGAGTTCTTCGACCGCCTTCGTGAGCGTATCCGCGCTGTCAGCAGCGCCGATTAAGGAAGGCGCAAAGGTCAGCAGAGCACCGACTGCAACGCCGATAACAGCGCCCAGAGGCCCGAAGCCCCCAAGCATCTGCGGGAGTTGCTGCCCGAGCGCCCGGGACGCCGGGACGCCCATTTCCATTTGAACGATAAGGTCAGAAAGCTGGAAGCTGGTGTTTTGGATGCGCGACGAATTGTTATTAAATGCAGCCCCGATGCGATCCATCGCGCCCGGAAGCGGGCGCGCAGTGGTGGCAATCTTAGCCTGCGCGGCCGAGGTCGCGTTAAGCTGGTTCTCCAAGCTGTCGGCTGCGGTCGCCGCGCCCTTGGCCGCGTTCGTGAACTGTCCAAGCTGCTGCGCAGATTGCGCTGCGCCTTTGGTCTGAACTTCGACGCCGAGAGTTACTAGACTGGTCATTTCTTCGCCCTCTCTGCGTGCCACAAGCCATCGAGTTCTGCGATCGCGTCGACTTCTAGGGGCGTGAAGACCCGCCCGGTGAGCTTACTATATGCTAACACCTCCGAAAATGCTATGGGCGCGTCAGCCGGTCTGGCACGATGCAGGCGCAGGAACACCGACCAGAACTCGCCCATCGTCTGCGGCAGTGGGGTGATGTCCAGTTCGTGCGGCCGGATCCCCGTTGCCTTTTCGACTTGTTCGTAATGCTCTCGCAGCGAGATGCCATCTTTGTCCCGTTGCGCGAGCCGAAAGACGCCCTCAGCGTGCTTTATGAGCTCGCCGAGGGCTCCTCGAAAAAATTGGCACGGGTCGACGCGGCTGCGAATACATCATCGCGCAGCCACGCGGGAAACTTGGCATAAATCGCCGCAGCGTCTTCCACGCGCGGGCGATCCTTGCCTGCGGTGATATCCCAGCGCGCTGTGATCCGTCCAAGAAACGCGACCAGCTTTTCCGTCGGATCCTCTAGACCCATCCGCCCGACTTCTGCCAGCGCGTTGCGATATTGCGGGGTGTCCGCCCCATAGATCTCGATCCACTGAGGCGACCCGTCTTTGTTCAAGACGGGCTCCTTTTTGATCGGGTGCAAAACAGTGTAGGTATAGGTTTCGCGGAATGTGAGGTCGTAAAGATCCATCGGCTGCCCTTTATGATGTCGTGCGCGTGATGCGCAGTTGCGTGCCCGTCGAACTGTCGCGCAGCGCGACAAACGGGATGGTCAGCAGGCGGGATGCCGGGCTGGCGACAGGAACGGCCGCGCCGTTGATCTTGATGCGCGGCATCAGCAGCGTGTAGTTTAGGCCTGCCACGCGGTCGTCCAGCACGATCGAAAGCGAGCTTTCGGTCTCGTTCAGGAACTTGGTGATCAGCGCCGCGTCTTGATAGAACACAGTCATCGTGCCCTCTAGAGACGACATACCAAACTCCATCTGGGGCGTCGAGACCGCGCCGAGCGCGAAGGTCGGGTTAAGGTTGTTGTTGAGTGTGAAGTCGATCGAGTTGACATAGGCGATCGAAGATCCGCCCTCGGTGATCGTCCCCGAGAAGCTGTCGAAGGGCTCATTTCCGGAGGCTGCGGTTAAACTCGCGTCGAGCGGGCTCGTGCTCTGCGTCATGTTCTTGCCGATGATCCCGAAGGTCGCGGTCGTCATCTGGTTCGGCGCGATCGACATCTGCATCGTGTTGACCATGCAGCCAGTGAAGGCGCGATACTGCGTGATGTCGAGAGCGCCGTCCTCGAGCGTGAACGACTTCACAGTCGTGCCGGTGTTGAGGACGTTCGTCGAGAAAGCGCCGAATAGCGCGCCTTCGAGAAGGAAGTCATAATCCGCCGGGCGCATCTCGACGGCAATGTCGCCTGCGACAGTGCGCTGCCCGTGGCGATCAATGCGCGGCATGCGATCCGGCGTGATTTCCGCCGACTGCACGCGGGTCTTGCTGAGATCGACCGCGTGCGTGTTGAACGGGAGCGAAACCATCGCGGGCGTCGCGGGTGTCGTGCCATAAGTGCTCTCCACCACATAGGCGAGCTGCGTTCTGGAACCTTGTGAAAACGGCATCTTCGAGCCCTCCTTTTATGAGCTGGTGTAACTATACCATGAAATGGACACAGTGACGATATACCACGGCGCATCGAGCACGGCGACCCCGCGCTCTGCGTAATTGAACCGCACATTCACGCCGTTAGACGTCAGCCCGGTGTCGACTGTAAAGGCGGCGCGGATCGCGTCTGCCAGCGCGTCTGCGGCCGCTGGGCCTGCGCCCTCTGGCAAGTGCGCGGTGACAAGAAAGCTGCCATCGTGCCGGATCTGCGGGCTGGGCCCGCGCACGGCTGGGCGGCTCGTCACGGGCACAAGCGCCATGCGAACCCATGCGGTGTTGGTTGTTGGGGTGAACCGCACGTTCTCCCACGCGCGATTGCTCGATGACGGGATCCCCGAAACATTGGCGATCTGCTGTTCAAGAGCCGCGCGGATGTCTTGCATCACTGTCATGGGATCCCCGCCGCTTTGATGTTCCGGATCTCGACCACGACATCTGCGGCAATCGCTGAAGCGCGCGCCAGCACCTTTGCCAGGAACTGCGTGCGCGCTTCAACAAAGATCGCATAGTTCGCGCCATTCAGCAGATAGAGCGACCCGTCGAGGCTTGCCAGCGCGCCAGCCTGCCCAGAGAGGCGCGCAAGTGTTGCCCCCGGCGCGCCTGCGGTGACTTCGCCCTGCCCAGCGCCGGGCGACCCTGTGAGTGTGGGGGAGAGGAACCACGATGCACGGAGCCGCCCGGTCTTCACCGGCGTGCCGCGCACGACCTCAAGCGCAAGCCGGTTTGCAAACTCGTTGCGCGCCTGCGCGACAGTCGCCCCTGCGTCAGCGGCGAGCTTGTCGAGGTCGACTGTGATTTTCTGGAGGAGCTGGCCCTGCGCCATCATTCCCTCACTTGGCAGATATAGGCGAGGATCGACGCGCCGCTCTTGATCGTCTGGACGGAGACGACCCGCACCGCGTCGCCTTCGCCCCGCAGTTCGTCATCAATCTGCGGCGTCTTGGTCAGCGCCGTGCCGTTATAGGTCGCGGCCATGACTGCCTTGCGGTCGCCGCGCTGCACCAGCGTGCCGTCAATGTCGCGCGCGGTATAACTGAGGAAGACGACGCGCGCCGTTTCGTCGGCATTGGAACCGCCCGAGACCGCGCCGGTCGCTGGGTTGTAGGATCCGCCATTGCTCGGGCGGCGAAAGGTAAGATCGTAACCGTGCTCCCGGAGAAGCGCGACGACGTCCTTCTGCATCTGCGCGCCGGTTGCCATTGTGTTTAGTCCTCGTCAAGCATGGGGTCGAAGCGCGGCGGGTTGCTGAACTGATCGACCCGGAAGGCTGACGGCACGCGGTCGCTGTCGTCCTCGACGCCCTGCATCTCCGATATCGACATCCCGCCTGCGACGGGCACGCCCAGCCCGACGGAACCCAGCCGCTTGCCTTCTTTGATTAGGCGAACGGCTAGTTCGGCGTATTGCGTCGCGCGCTGGGAGTAGGACGACGAAACGCTTTCGATGCTGGTGTCCACCAGCCGCGCATATTTGCCAGACAGCGCGCGGCAGATGAGCGCGCTCGCGTTGTAAATGTCATCAGCGGCCTGCGAGAGCCCGAAGGCGATCTCTTCGTCGCTGACTTGCTGATCGGTCGTGTCGGTGTCGCCTACGAGGAGGCGCACGGCATCACGCCGCGTTGTTGCGCTCGTTGTGCCGGGCGCTCCCCCGTAAGTCCACGTCATTAGATCACCTTTTTGGCTCGCGTCGGTTTAGCCGGCGCGGGATCTGGGACATCTTCGGCGATCTCTTCGCCGAGGCCGTTTTCGCTGAGGTCGACCTCAAGGTTTCCGGGCGCGTAATGGCGAACCTTGCCCGCCCGGAATAGGAGCTCGACCTTCTCTGCGGCAATACCAAGGGCTTGCCAATCGAATGCCGCGCCGCGATTGAACCGGCGTCCGTGAGCCACGAACGCGCGGAACGCGAACAGCGGATCCGACTTCTGGAAAGATCGTTGCTCGAGCTTTATCATGCGACGATTGCGTCCCAGAAATAGCCCAGCGACGAGGATACCACCTTGTGATCGTAGTGCGAGCGGGCGCGCACGACGTCGGTGTCTTCTTCATCACGGCGCTTGGTGTCGATCACGAAGCCATACTCGTTCGTGCCGCCCAGATAGCCAGACCACGAGAACGTGTAGCCTGCTGCGGGCGTCATGATGCCGGGCGATGGTGGGCGATAGGTCAGCAAGCACTTCTTGCCCAGAATGAACGAGTGAGCGGCGGTGTCGCCCTCTGCTGCGGTGTTCTGGATGGCCTCGCCTACCATGACCTCATCAACTTCGAAGATCTGCGCAAGCAGGTTCAGCGAAGCGATCGAAGGCTGCGAAGTGGTCGCGCCGCCGTTGATCCGGCCTTGGATGTCTGGGTGATCGATCAATGCCGAATAGACCGGGCGGCCCATCGCCATGACGTTTGGCTTGATGCCGGTCGAACCTAGGATGTAATCGATCCCGGTGCGCACGTTGCCGATAGGGTCGCCGTTGGTCGTGTCCGACCAGCGAATGACCTGATCAGTCGAAGGCGAGGACGCGACGCCGGTGATGTCCTTGCTCCAGATGCCGGTCGAGAAGAACGACGACGAGAAGTCGACTTCTTTTTGGATCAGCATCTGGTGGGTCGCCAGTTCTGCGGCTGCGCGTGCAGGATCCGCAGCGGGATCTGCGTTAGCGCGCACCTGATCTGGGATTGGGATCGCGACGCCGTATTCTTCGCAGAAATAGCTGTCGTTTGAGACGGCATAGCCGACTTCGGACACGCGAGCGCCAGCGGCGCGCTTCTTAGCGCCGTTGCGGTTGAAGAACGAGCGGTCGAACGTGAAGAATTTGTCCGACTGCTTCTGCACTGGCACGTTCTGGAAAACGCGCGAGGAGATGAACGACCCCGGGTTTTGCAGCAGCGCGACAGAGATGTTAGTAAGGGCTGCGTCGATATGGAACGCGCCGACGTTAGGTTGTGGCATGATTTATCCCCCTGCCTTATGCTGATGCGCCGCGAGGCTGGAATAGGATCTCGATGATCCGCCCAGCCGCGCCAGTTTCAAGAGCCGTGCCGAGGACGATATCCCCGGTCGCTGGATTTACTGCGGTTCCGCTGGCATCAGAAGCCACGGGCCCGCCACGGGTGACGACGCCACCGCAAACGACCTTGACCTTGCCAGCGATCGCCACGAGCGCAGCACGCCCAGCGGCTGCGGGAGCGTCTTGCAGAACGCCGTCCGCGTCGAGCCCGTCACCGGTGGGGTCAATTTGACCATCCGCTGCGACGGAAACGAAGTAGAACTGCTTCGTCGAGAGGTCTGCACCAGCCTCGAGCGTGACGCAGAGCATGTTGTCTTGAGTTGCCATTCGAGGCCTCCTTACTGCGCGTGATTGCGTTTAGCGAACAATTCCGCGCCGCGTCCGGTCTTGGTCACTTCGGCGAATGCCTTGGCGAACGTGACCTTCTTTTCGGCGGCGAAATCTTCTGCCATCTTGTTGAGTTCGGTCATGGCGTCGGTCTCTTGCGGAGCGACGCTGCCGAACTCGCGGGTCAGCTTCGAGGCGAGAGCGTTCGCGCCTTTCAGCATAGCATGGGCTGCCTTGCGGACAGCTTCATCAGCGATCGCGTCGACCGCTTTGAGAACTTCGCCCTTGGTCACGGCGTCGCCTGCCAAGTGCGGGATTTCGGCGCTCACGCGCTTGACCAGTTCTTCGGCTTCCAGCTTCTTTGTGACGGCTGCGAGTTCGTCAGCCTGCTTTGAGATCACCGACAGGACGCTCGCAGGGAGCGCGCTTTTCAGGATCGTCTCGCCACCGACTTCGATGTAATCTTCAGCCTTGCGCTTTTCGACAGTCACCGCTTCGTCCGCGATCTGGACGACATAGCCTTCGGTCTCAAGCGATTTTACAAGCGCGTCGACAGAACCTTCGAGGCGCTTGTTTGCCGCCTCGAGTTCCACGAGGCGCTTCTCTTGATCGGACATAGATTGACCCCCTTTGCCCTGATCGCCGGACGGGCCGGCCCCCTTGCTGCGCCTCATCTGCGCAACCTGCTTGCGGGCGTCGTCCTCTGACATCCCCCCCGCAATCAGTTCCTTGATTTTGTCTTCGTCTGGCATCATGTCGCGCTTGAACATCACGACGCGCGCAGCCGGGTTTGCGGGTTCGTCGACCAGCGAGAGCTCGATCAGCTCCAGATCCGTCACGTTATATGGCATTGCGTTTCCCCATGCCTCCGATGCTAAAGGCGGCGAGTTCGCCGTTCTTAACTCTGCTCCATACACTATCATCGTGCACTTTCATAGCCACGATCCATCCTTCGAGTGCAGAGTGCACGCCCAGCGCCTCGCCCAGCGCCTTTGTGAGCGGGAAGGAGTGAATAACCTCCCCGATCTTGCCGCCTTCGTGCATTGCTTTGGCGGTGCGAACGTCGGCCATGAAGTTATCGGCGGCCTTGGTCATCACCTCCGCCGAGATGATGTCGCCCTGCCGATCAATCATTGGCTTGCCATCGACCGACACGACCGACGCCCAGCCCCAAACGATGCGCGCTTCGTCGTCGATCTTGATGATCTTAGCCGCGCGCTTTTCCATCGTGGCGTCAATAATCGCGCTGATCGCGGCGTCGATCACGGCTTCGATCATCTCGCCCGTCGGATCCTCGACCTCTTCGCCTGCGGGCGAGATCATGCCCGCCTCACCGACCATGTCGATGTAGTCCTCATGCGTCGCCCCGGGCATATAGAACACCTGCCCGTCTGGCCCTTCGGTCATATGCGCAACGAGCCCTAGCCCGAGTTGCTGCGCGCGCTGCACTGCCTCGATCGACGTTGTGAAGACGTCATCCGAGATCTGCCGTTTTTCCATCTTGTCCATCTTCGTCATCTCCGAGACTGAGGTTCCGCTTTCCCACATCTGGCACGACCAATAACGCGCCGAGGTCTTATCGGTCGCGGTGTCGCAAGAGTGCCGCGAGCGGAAATTAGCGCGGGCTTTGGGGTCGTCGCGGCGGATCTCCATCTTGGGATCGCCAAATGTCAC